CGGCGGCGAACCGTAGGTCATCTATCTCGTCTTCGCGCGACTCGGAGTACGCCGCAATCGCCATCGTCATGCGATGGCGCGCGGTCGCTAGCGTGCTGGCGTCGTCTTTATCAGACTTGGTGCCACCATTAGCGACCGTTTCTACGGCGTTGTAGTCAGCCATGTAACTAGACGTTGTGAATCAACGCGAAGTTAATGACCACCGCTTCCGCCAGCGCGCCGGCAGTGGTGTTACGCAGCGTAATTCCCGCAGAGCCTGCGCCAAGCGAATCAACCCACAGGTTGTACGAAGCCGCAGTAGCACCAGACGACACATGCAAAATCAACACATCGTTGGCGCTGATAAGACTGTTGTTCAGCGTGAACGACACGTTGGTCGTCGCCGCCAGCGACGCCGCGTTCAGCGTGATGCGCCCCGCCGACTTGTTCAGCGTCACGGCAGTGGACTTGCTGGTCGCCTGCGTCACGGTGCCCTGCGCGGCAGCGGTGTAGCCCAGCTCGCGGTCGCTCAGGATGCGGTCAGAGCCAACGATGTTCTGGTCCTCATACGCGACGCCGATTGGTTTGGTATTTACGCTCATTTCCTACGCTCCCATCCAAGAGTTTAAGACGCCACCTGCACCTTGCGAGGTGAGTCGTCGGGGTTTTTCAACATACTCCCGGTGCGCTACCGGAAAGGCAAACGTCACCGCCAACGCATCCGCAGCGTCTGGCGATGCCAGGCCCCGCGCCTTCATGTCCTTCTTCGACTCCAGCTGGATGACTCCACTGGACGTCGGCTTAATCATCACGCCGGTTAGGTCGGACTTGAACCGCCGGTCGTCGGGGATGCTAGCAGACTTCAGCCAGTCTTTCATAGCCCCCCACAGTTCTGCCCGCTTGTTGTAGTACATGATGCCGTTCTTTGCCTTCCAGCCGAAATTGACGCCCTTCACCACCTTGTACCGCTGCTCATGCAGCCGGTCCATGATGCCGTACCCCAAGCCCCCTTCGTCGATGACCGCCAGCACCGGCTTGAACTCCTCAATGGCGTCTATCACGCGCCCCACTATCGCCATCGTGTCCTCGCCGTTGTAGCGCTTGATGGCCTTGATGTCGCGCCCCTGCCGCACCACAATGACCGTCGAGTCAGCGCCACCGCGCGCCGGGTCGATGCCTAAGATGACCGGCGCCGTTTCGTCTTTATAGCGTGGCCGCGCCATCGCGTCGTCCACCAACTGCGGCGGGATGAACTGGTCGTCGCCCTCGCTCGGAAACTCACCATAGACCTCTATGCGCGCCTGGGGCGAGTCCGACCCGTACTCGGCGATAATTTGCTCGTACACTTGCTTGTCGGTGTCCTCGACCGTGCGGGCGTCCACCTGCTTGGTCTGCCAGAAGTCCCGCTTGGCGTTGAAGCACTCAAAGAAGTACCCACTGTTGCGGCGCGGGTTACTGAACGCCATCCAGTAGCGGTCCAAGATGTTTTCGGTAAAGAACCCCGACCCGACCGACCAGATGCCGTCAGGTATGCCCGACGCCTCGTCAAATATCAGCATCATGCCATCGTGGTTGTGCACGCCCGCGTAGGAGTCAGGGTTCTCCTCACTCCACAGCTTCCCTTCTGCGGCCCAGTAGCGCGTGCCCTTTTTGAGGTCGCGCTCCACGATGTCTGTTAGCCAAGTGGCCGGTACCAGCTTGGTGGCGCTCACCTCCCACCAGTGGGCGTTGATGAGCATCGCCGCCCATTTGGACAGCTCGCCCCAAGTGACCGACCTCAACTGCGCCTCGGAGTTAGCGCTCACCACGACGCTGGACCCTATCCGGGTGCTTAGCATCCACAGGATGAGCCAACTGACCAACGCCGACTTACCAATACCGCGCCCGGACGCCACCGCAGCCCGCAGCGTGTCCATCGTCGGCTGACCCCGGTTGCGCTTGATGTGGTCCCTAATCTGTCTGAGCGTGTCGCGCTGCCACTGTCGCGGGCCTTTGAAGTGTGCCAGCGGTGTGTTGGGCTGCCCCCACGGGAACGCAAATAGCACGAACGCTTCGGGGTCGTCGGCGACCGCTGGTGACCACAGTCGGGTCATGAGCGTCTGCTCTTCGTCGGCGCTGTAAATGGGCTTTTGCATCAGTTTTTGTCCGGTAATCCACGGCCTAACACAACAATTTTGTCGTACACCGGATGTTCTTGATTACGGTATCGTATTTTTCCCACTACGTTGCCAAGGTGAACGTCGCCTTTTACGGTAGGCCGAAGTCGGGGTTCGTTGCTTTCTGCATACCGACTTAAATTTACGCCAGTGGGATATTCCACAGACAATGCGTATTTGTGCCCAGCCTCGCCTTTAGGAACGCTGTGTTCAACGGAAATTAGCTTAAAATCACCTGGTGGGTTGGCGGGGTATCCTTCTGGTACGTCAATCCATGACCAGCCAGAATTTTTTCGCGCCAAATTAGTTTTGACCGCGCTGCCTGCAATTTTGGACGGCGTAAGCGTAAGCGAAGACATTTCTTCCGACACTTTAAACGACGTTTTGCCATCTGGCGTTACGCGAATGCTAGCGGCTGACGGCGTTATACCAGTTAAATCCGTTAAATCGCCCGGTACTAAATATCGTCCGCCGGGCGTATATCCCGCGTCGCCAAAATTTGGTTTGTATTCTTTGTGTGATGGGTCTAGCCATCGTTGAGGCGCGGGTACAACAGATTTAGTTGTTGCGGGCATAGGCACATCTGGCAGCCCGCGAATTGCCGCTCCCATTCTCAACGTGCCGGGGCTAATAGGCCCAAGCGGCATACTTCCTGTTGTTGCCAATCCTGCTGCGCCCATAGCATCTGCAACTGTGGGCTGTCGCCCATACAAAGATTGATACCCCGCGTTAATGCTTTGGTCAACGCCGCCTAAAACATGCTGTAAATAGCGAGCGACGCGGCTTTGATACCCTGACGGTTCTGGACCGGGAATTAACCCCGCAAAATTAACCGGCGATGGGTAATTGACGTTGCCGTCTTCATCTAACGTCACAAGCGCGTTTTGTACCGGCGGTGCTAACTTATTGCGCGGCATGTATGACCCTCGCTTCGCCGTCGATGACGCGCGCCTGCGCTTGCGCCAGCGCGTCGGTGATAGAGATTTGCTGGGCGACTTCCACTTGGACGTGCGACTTCGCCACCCAGTCGTGTTTGTGTTTCAGAATTTCCAGCGCCACCTTGGTATCGCCCGCCAGCGCCGCAGTGTGCAGGACGTCAGAAAGTTGACGTTCGGCGTCTGCCTTACCTTTGGCTACGGCCAACTCTACCAGTGGGTCCGCTGACGCCAGCCGTCGGTATTCCGCAGGCAGCAGTCCAGCGGCCAGCGCCAGCGAGTCTCCTTTGAGCCCTTTGTGCGCGGCAGCGTACAGCGCCTCCAGGTTGCGCTCGGTCGCGGTGATGTCGCGAATTGTCAGTGGTAACGCACGAATAGTCATGCTGGGTAGCCTACTGCCGTAACGGGGTCTTTTGCAAGGGGTGTGTTGCTGTAGAACTGCTGGCAGTTCTACAGCAAATTTTTTTTGATGTCAACTGTTAAGAGATGCTTGACAGTTGGGATTTTTAAAAAAAATTTTGTGTAACACCTACTGTAACTGTGACCGGCTGGCTAGGGCCCTTGGGGGAGGGTGGGTCGCGCGCGCTCCGCGAACAGCCACGCGCACTAGGCCAGCGCGCTCGCATAGGGCTGTGACGCACGGTGAAGCGCTGTAGCGCGCGCTACGGGGTGAAGTGCTAGTACCCTAGCGCTAGGGTACTTTGTGCCTTGTAGGCGATTGTAGACAGGCTGACAGGGTGACAGGGTGACGGGCTGACGGGCTGACGGGCTGACGGGCTGACGGGCTGACGGGCTGACGGGCTGACGGGCTGACGGGCTGACAGGGTGAGCCCGTCACCCTGTCATCGCGGGGTGACAGCCCGTCACCCTGTCATCGCGGGGTGACAGCCCGTCACCCTGTCATCGTGGGGTGACAGCCCGTCACCCTGTCATCGCGGGGTGACAGCCCGTCACCCTGTCATCGTGGGGTGCGCGCGCGACGGCGCCGCGTTGATACCTGGCGTTGCGAGCGCGAGTGCGAGCGCGAGTGTGGGCGGTTGTAGGTAATGTAGGTAAGTTTTGACCCCCCCTTTCAGTCGCTCACACGGAATACGCCAATGTTAGTGATCACTAACCTACTCAAGATCGAACATCAGTCATTAATAAATATATATTTAACAGACAAACGGCAAAAAACATAAGCAATTCAAAGTAGTACCGCACCGTCGCGGATACACTGCCCGGCCGCAACAAAAGAGCGAACAGCCGCTGCAAACCGCGCCGAAACACTCCCCGAAACACCGTCGCGCCGATTAGCTGCGCGACCCCAAAACCGCGCGCGAACGTGTTAGCAAAAATGTTGGTAGTCCGGCCAAAAAAAAGCACTAACACCGGGCGCAATAGTGAGCGTAATCAATAACTTGCGAGCGTAAAACGCGCCTTTTTTTGCCCTAGCGTAAAATAATGCTTTACAGTGTGGAACGCGCGCGTATAGTGGCCGATATGCCGCGCGCGCGTAATGCGCGCGGTACTACTGACAAAGCATTGAAACCGCTACTAAATCAAAAGGATACGCCACTATGACACCATACAAACGCGCCGCTTTCACTTTCCACCTCGCCGTCGCCGTGCACGATACCGCTTGCGCTGCGTCACGCGCCGCCCGTCGCGCTGGCGCGCCCGACGCCGTCCGCCGCGCCAACAAAGCGCGCTTGTGGGCGGCGCATGATGCCGTGCAATCCGCCTACGCCGCGCTAATCGCGACACCCCGCTAAACACTAACCGCGCGCGCCGATAGCGGCGCGCGCTAACCGCCGGAGAATTGACGCTATGAAACCGACACACGTTGTCTTTTGCCAAACATATGATGACGGCGCGCCCGCCGTGTACTTTGTCTTTTCGCTCGCCGCTGCGGGCGCCGCCGTTCGATCAATGCGCGATGCCGGCTACCATGCCTGGCATGAGCGCTACAATCCGAACCTTAACTATTAAAATCACCACCACTACAGGAAACCGACAATGACTGATTACATAAAATCTAGCTTGATACTTTGGGAAGGCCTTAGCCTTATTGATGGCGCCCCTATTGCCGTTATCGCAACGGGCCTTGATGCCGCGAGCGGCAATGATAAAACTGGCGCGATGATACAGACGTTCATCATCCGCACCGATATGCATCCCGTGCAGGCGTTGGAAACCGGCGCCGATGAATCAGTGTGCGGGGAATGCCCGTCGCGCCCTTATCTGGCGAGCGGCGCCGGCGCCAAGCGCGGGCCCTGCTACGTCGAAGTAGGTAAATCAGTTGCCAGCGTCTACCGCGCGTACACGCGCGGCCGCTACGCTACCGCAACGGATGAAGCCGCTATTGAAGCCGCTGGCGCTGGCGCCGATGACAGGGGCGGTACTTATGGTGACCCCGCTGCGGCGCCAGCATGGATATGGCGCGCGTTTTTCCGCCACGCGCGCAAACGCACGGCATACACTCATGCATGGCGCCATCCGGATCCGCTAGTGCGTGCAAACGCGGACGCGCTGCGGCCGTATATGATGGCGTCATGCGATACTCCACTCCAGGCGATGATGGCCCGCGCGGCCGGTTGGCGGTATTTTCGCGTGCGCGCCAGCGACGGCCCGCTACTGCCCGGCGAGTCTGTTTGCCCGGCATCAGTAGAAGCCGGCAAAGTCGCGACTTGTCAGACGTGCGGCGCCTGTGACGGCGCCGTACCGGTCGCGCGCCGTGCGTCTAGCCCGTCGCGCGTCATCATCGCGCACGGCCCGCTGGCGCCGCGCTGGCGCGCGATGCAGGCGCGCCTACTGGCCGCCGAAACTGCCAGCGCCTAGCGCCTAGCGTAATGCCGGCGCGCCCTACGGCGCCGGCATTGCGGTATGCGTTAGCGCTACCAGGTATCAACTAAACCCAAAAAAAAAGGACTACGACAGATGAATCTAAAATTGATTGAAAGCGCATGGATAGGCGAGTTTTACGCGCCCTACGCTGTTAATGGCGACAGCAGCGCGCTATCCGAAAAGGAACAGCGCGCCTATGACCGATGGTTACGCTCGCTACAGTCTGACGCGCCCGGCCAATACCTTACGGTCGATTGGACACCGGACACAGACTACAAGTGCTGCGAATTGACCGGCCTGCATGGTACTTGCGCTTGGGTTCAAGTGTGGGCGCCGGACTGCGCCGCATGATCCACCTAATCCTAGTAGCGGCGCTAGTCTGGTTAGCGCTTGCGTCCCACAGATAGAGGCTAACGATATGAAACGTCCCACTACCCTAGAACAGGACAGGCTCGCCTACCATCGCGCGCTGGCGCGCGCCGAACGGCGCGCTGGCGTGCTTTGGATACTCGCGTTCGCTGCGTGCATGATTAGCTGGATAGTAGCGGATCAAGTTATTCGCCCATGGCTACACTCGCTCTACTAACCGCGCGCCAGCGCCTAACAAGGGCCGCCTAGTGCGGCCCTTTTTTTTGGCCATACGCGCGCCAGGTATCGCTCGACGGCCAGCGCCCGCCAGCCCGGCCAGCGCCCGCCAGCCCGGCCAGCGCCCGCCAGCCCGCCAGCCCGCCAGCCCGCCAGCCCGCCAGCCCGCCAGCCCGCCAG